GGTTGATTATATGTGTAACGTTTGTGATCGCCCGGTGTCGTCCGCTCCGCGGACTGCCTGTTATTTATATGTGTAACGTTAGTAATCGTGAGTGATCGGTCGGTTGTCTGCCAGTGACCGCCGGAGGCTGTTGCCCTCCGGGTGGCGGATACGGGCGGCGTAAATATGTGTGTAACTTTTGTTACTTAGTTAATTAAAGTTTGCTTTCGTCGACTTGAATCTTTTTAGTCACACACCGCTCTTCGATTGTTGACTACCATGTAGCATTCGGTCTTTTCAGTGCTATTCCCATAGCATTAGAAATTAATTCAAACATTACTTTATATCCTTCATTGTTAGGGTGCAATCCATCTGAAAGTAAGCTATCTATTGTTATTCCTTTGTTAGAACAATAGTCAATGAATAAATTATAAACGCTAATAAATGGAATTTTATTTTCACATGAAACATTTCTAAGTGTATTGTGAATATCTTCCATGTGAATACGGAAATTTTTTTCGTTTGCGATTGATGCAGGTATGCAAGCCATAATTATTAAGTCTTTTCCATAATTTTTAATTGTTTTAATAGTGTCATTAATATTCGTATAGAATGATTCTAAGTTGTTGTATTGTCTGTCGTTAGTACCAATCATTAAAACTATACAATCAAAGTTATAGGAGGTATCCATGAAATTATTGATAAAGTATTTTAAATCTTCGCTATCAATTCCACTCATTCCAAAGTTTCTAACAATTATCTTGAATTTTTCATTCATATAATTTTTAAATAATTGTGCCCAACCATTCCCGTCTAGTGCTTCATACCATCGTCTACCACCTGAAGTCCAAAGATATTCTCCAATTTTATAATCAGATGTAGCATTCGGGTTATTCGGACCATTACCTCTCACATTATATGATTTCCCATCAATAACGGCATCATACTGTTGAAAACCTGACGACCCCGCACCTTGCGTTATACTGTCACCAATTAAACAGATTCTATAGTTGTAATTAGGGGCGTTCACTGTCATATATTTTCCAATAACATCAATTGGTGTGTTATTTTCCGATATATCCGAATCTTGTTTATACATTGGAGGGTAATCTTTCTTTTGCCACGAAAAACAAAAATATTTTGCTCCGTTTGGAATTTTGATATTCGTAAAATTTTCACTTAATAAATAATTTTGGTAACCTTTTACAAGTAATCCGGAAGAAGTAGATGGTCTCGTCCAAAATGAGATATAGAAAAAAGATTTGTCATCAACAAATTTTCCTTTTTTTACGGTAATAAAATTCGTTTCATTATTGATTGGTATTAAATTAGATGTTACGAATGAATCATCTTTATCCACAGTACCGCCATTTGTTATTTTATGATTAAATATTGCTTTTGCAGTTTTCAAACCTACTCGTTCATTCATATTAGGTATATTCATAAATATTTGAACTGATGATTCTTTACTAAAGCAAAATCTAACATATGCTGTATTTTTAGGAAAAGAAATTCTTTCCATATAATATGGTTGGCTTTTTATGTCATTAATAAATTCTACTACATTCAGTTCACTATCGAAATATATTACACTAGCATATTTTGGATTTGAAGGTTTTAGCCATAAACCATCGACAAAATATTCATTACATCCTGTAACATTTATAAAGTCGGTGGTATACCAATTATCAACAATTTCTAGATTGCCTGTTGTAAGAGGTGCAATATTATCAATCCTGCGATAATCTAATATATTATTAATGTTTTGTAGTCCAACTAAATTTTTCTTTAGTGAATTAATTTTATCTCCCGTAATTTTAGCATCAGCGGCGGCATTTTCTACCGTCAATGACTTATCAATCAGCGGATTGGATGGATTCGTGATATTAGCTGTCAACCATGTCGCTACTTCGTTGCTTACAGTTGGTTTCAGCAGATTAAGCAGTTCTCCGCTTTCTTTCATTGCTTCGATTTTCTTGTTTACTTCGTTCTGTACGTCGAGATTTGAAAAATACTGATTGATAAAATCATGTAAAGCCTTATAACTTTTCACAAGTTCGTCCTGCGCTTCAAACATTTCTTTTACCGTCTTAAACAGCACAACAAATTTGTTTTCCAAACTTAACGTTCCGTTAAAATCATATGGAATCCCACGTACACTTGCGACAACCTCACAAGCCTGCGTAATCATCTGACCAAAGTCGGGCAAATTTGGAAAATCTGGAATCTTTGGTTTGTCTGCCATTGCTATTCCTCCTTAATAAAATTGATAAAACAATTCTTTACAATCATCACAGATACGCTTGTTAAGATTCAGGATGGTATCGCGGAATCTCTGTACTTCTAATGAGTAACTACCGTCAAAACCCGCATCTTCAATCGTATCATTATTATCTGCATGATACGTGTCATTGCTATTGGTTTTTGTCGTATTCTCTCCATTGCTTACCGCGGTATTATGGATGGTATTCTGTCCCCGTTCCATCGTAGATGCATAATTCGTTCCGGCGAAATTAATCTGCGGGTTGTCGGAATGGATATTTTGTGTGTTGTTATTTGTATCGGCTGTCGTTGTGTTTTTCGCCGTGCTGTCTCCCGAGATCACACCTGTTCGAGTATCGTCTTTCGTACTTGTTACTTTTCGCGTACTCTTATGAGTGATAAGCGGGTCGTACTCAAAAGTAATACTCCTGTATAACTGCTCGTAATATGGCATGTTAACCGTAAGGATTTTTTTCAGATGATACTGAAATTCACCAATCGTTTCCAACCCGATCTGTTCTCGAAAATACTGTAAACAGAACGTTTTTTCGAACGCAAGTTTTGTAGCATTATATTCGGAGTCGGATGCATCGACATAAAACGGAAAATCAAAGTTGAATACTAATTCAATTGCTTTTTCGATCATACCATCAATAGTCTGCTTTTCTAGCGGATGAATCACGTTGTCTGCAATAACCAACTGTTCGATGGTATTCGTCAATGTTTTCGTTTCGTAGTTATAGCATAAAAACATTAGTCCACCTCGCTTTCCTGTGTGCTGTGTTCGCCTTTTTCTGTCGTGTCAAAAACATCTGGTCTGTTAATCGGCGTTACCATCTTAGAATTAAAACGTACATGGATGTTCAGACCATACATATCATTAATAGCGTCAAGTCCCCTCTGAATGGTAGCCAGATTCCCGTTTCTTGTCAACTCGATTTCTCCATCGTTGTAACTCGTTTCTGCGGAAACCAGCCGTTCCGGTTTTTCAACTCCGCTTGCTTCGATTCCGAGATCAGCCAGACACTCTGCTACTTCTCTCTGTGCGGCGGTGTCAAGTTCGTTAAAAATCGGTTGAACTTTCAGATCAATGGTATCAATCTGAATCTGTTTTCGCAGATCGTTTTTGGCTTTAATGAAAGGAATATTTTTTACCCATTTCTGAATAAAGTTGTCAATGCTGAGTTTCTGCGTAGAATCCCCGCTGATAACTACTGGTGTCCTCTGCTGTATTACGTTTACCCTTGTGGACGCTTTTTTCTCTGCCAGACTCTGCGAATGCAGAATAATGCTTAAAATTTCCGGCACGGCAAAAGGTCTTGCGAAAATCAACGCGCTTTCTTCCTTGTCGGTCTGTTCATAATACTGTCCATTCATGGCGTACGCAATCCAATCGGTCGGGATACCATAAATATCAGGCTCCCCAACCAGATTCACGCCGAAAACACCATACAGTCCGGTGATTGGTTCTTTTTTGAACAGACACATTCCCTGCCATAACAGATAGGAATTGAGCATCCGCGGCGGAATCTCATCCGGTAAACCGTCATACTCATAACGTGATAATGCTAAATTTACAAACTTGTCAAAAAAGTGCCGGAAATATAGTTTTTCTTCCGGTGATGTATTCGGATTATTTTCCCACTGTCCCCATACTTCCTTGTTACTCACCCGATACGGGTTATTGTACATGATATCACCTCCTTAGTTATTGGAAAGACCATAGTTTCCCACATCGTCCGTATGCCAGAACGTAACGCCGCGGTTAAACATTGTCTGCAAAAAGTTGATATCATCGGTAACACACGAACCATGCAAGCTGCAATTAACCGTTTTGACAAAATTCCAATTTGAACGCCCCGTAATATTGGGTACTTTAATTTTGTGCGTTGCATATCCGTACATTGTGAAAAAATCGTCGATTGTTTTTGCCATTTGTGCAGTAACACTCATTACGTGACAATAAAGCTGACTTCCAAACAATGCGGTGGCAACATAACTTCCAGATGAATTGCCTTTTGCTGTCGGTGGAATCAAATCATGACTTTCTTTTTGTGCGTTAATGTTTTCGTTCAGTAGATATGTTCCGGTTGCCGCGGTATAAATGCTTTCAACGCCAGCGGCTAAATTTCCGCTTAATGCTCCGACTAATCCTCCGGCTAAATTTCCAATCTGCGATATTGCATTCTGCTTTTTGGAGTAGTCCCATAACGGACTAGACTGCGCTAGAAAAGCCTGATAGCCGTCATTTGTCCATGCACACTGTGGGAAATTATTGATGATAAAACCGTATGGGGATTTTGACCCACCAGTACGTTTATATTCACGCGGAGCCACAAAGATTGCCGGAATATTAAACATAACACCATACACCTGCATGGTTAATGCTCCATTTTTACCGTATTCGAAATTAAAAGTATGCTGTATTCCCGAACCATCGTTGACCAGACAATAACAATAGGGATACTGATATAGTTTATTGTTTTTCGGTATATAGCCGTCAAGTGAATCTGGCTGAACGGTTACTTGTGTATAAGCAGATGCATCTGTCTGGAAACACGCTTCTGGTGCTTGATATACATTAACAATCGCATCTCCGTTTCCGCTTTTGACGTAATTCTGGATAACTGTGATTAAGTCCGTATATTTTGTTTTCCGAGTAAATGTCAAACCAGATAAAATTCCCTGATTGACAATGGGTATAATATTTGTTCCGTTTTCGTCTGCACTTGCACTCAAACAATACTGCATCGGACCGAGATTCAAAAGTTTCTGTTCGTTCGGATTGTCCACGTATTCCCCCGTTTCCAGATTTTCTGGCACTAAATTAATTCCGGCATAATCAGCTTTTTTGTCAATATGTTCCCGTTCCACATAGCACGGCTGTAATACCACATCGTAAAAACTGTTCTGGAAACGATCGGGTTCGAAATAAATCTTAAAACTTCCGTCACTCAACCATTCTACGCGCGTCACAAAACCGAAATACCATTCTTCCGTATAGGGTTTGTTCTGAAAAGCAATATAATTGCATTTCAGAAATTCACTCTCATTCCCTTTTCCCTTATACGTCAGTTCTCCCCATCGTACGGGCGCGGATTGCTTAAAAATATGAATTGCTTTTTCTCTTACATGAGCCAGACAGCCAGCTTTTCCATTTTCATAATAACGCACATGTTCATAGTCATTTCCCCATTCAATCCCACTTGCTAAAATTACCTCGGTCTGCGGGGAAACAGCCGCCACATCTTTCTGTGGCGGCATCGGAATGAAATTATCCATGTTTCCTCCCTCTTACTTAATCTGTCGTAAAGTAAATGGTTGCATTTTTGGCAGAATCGAATCGGCTTGTAATCACAACCCGCACGCTCGTTGTTTTATTTGCTTTCGGTTTCAGATTCTTTTCGTCTTTTGCGATTCGAAGAATCTTAGTTCCCGGGATTACAAACGTATCGGCAGAAGAGTTACCCTCTACTTTTACGTCAATCGCTTTATCAGCTACCCCATCAGAATCAACAGAAAAACTTCCGCCAAAGTCCACATCTGTTCCGGGTTTCACCAGTCCTACATCATGTGCGGTGATGGAAGAAACAAGAACTTTCTCTGTCGTAAACACAATGATCGGATAAAACAGTGAGTACGAGAACATCTCTTTCACCGTGTACGTGCTGTTCCATCGTAAACCACGATTAACATTGTCCTGTACCATCATGCGATACTGTTCACGGATTTTGAAGAACCGTTTGTCTACCAGCACGGCGACGATGCCCTCAGCATCGTTAAAGTTATCAATCAACACCTGCTGTGCTTTCGGAATCATACGATCAAGATTATACGCACTTGCGTAGCTGTCAACATTCATAGCCGCTTTGGTGTCCGGGTCGACAAACAAAAGAATGGTATCTTCTTTTGCCGCCGATGTCGCGCCTGCAAAGTTGTACAGTGGGTTCGGAAACTGAATCTTGTCAATATAGGACTGAATCTGTTTCGCAAGCGCATTGGCGCTCGCCTGGTCAGTAACCGGGTCGACGTGCACAGGATAAATCTGACCTTTACTTTTCGCAGACGCAATCAGCTCTTTCGCTGTCGTGAACTCATCCCAGTTGCAAGCAGAAACGACGCTCTCCACTTTTGCCTGCACCAGACTTCTGAGTCCGTAATCATCAAGAAACGCGCCGCGCATATCCTCAAACCAGATCGTTACCGGATAATCGTTATTAAAATTGATGACATGATACAGCGCCATAATGTAGCTGTCATAAATGGCGGTCGCATCTTCGATGCTGATATTGGCATCGTGCGCGTAACCCTGTGCAAAATTTACGTAGACTTCCTGTTCTCCGTTTCCATACGGCATAGCGTTACTGTTCAGCACTCTAAGCGGGTTGCGGAACGCTTCCGTGCTGATGGACTGGCTGGCGATCAGATTCACCAGTGCCGGAACGAGTTCGTTTCTTGCCATCGGATTGTACGGGTCAGTTAACGTTTTCGCAATATCTGCGATATTTTCGCGTGTTGCCACCGGGACGCGGTCACGGTAATCAACGCTCATAGTCGAGCGTACGGCGTTCAGCATATTAATATTGGTCATATCTAATTTTTCTGCCATTGTTTTCACTCTCCTTTTCCGCTCATGATGAGCTGAGACATATCAAGATCATTGATACTTGTTGCGGTGTCTTCTGCTTCCGGCACTTTTCCGCCAAACTCGGTTACTTTTGTGATACTTCCGCCGTGGGAAAGATCAGACCAGCGGCTTTTGATTTCAGCAACGGCGGCATCATACTTTTCTTTCAGTTCGTCCCGTTCTGCGACCAGCGCGTCACGTTCGGACATCAGTGCGCCGATGTCGGGATCTTCTGTTTTGATTTTTTCGCTGATGGCGGCGATTGCGTCACCGTGCGTTTCGATGTTTCCAATGTCTGCTACAATTTCTGTCCAATACTCTTCTAGTGTCATTTTAAAACCTCCTTTTTAAATTGGGATATGACCAGATAGGCATTTTATGCCGTTTCGGTTTCATAGGATGAGGCGGCTCGGGTGGTTCTGGTTGTTCACCTTTTGCCAGATACCGATATACCATAATAGCGTTATTCAATCGTTCGGAATCGGATAGATAGCGATTTCCAACAATCCATCCGGTAATTGCAGAATCTTTTGCGTGTTCGGAAATATAATTGAAGCACTCGTGTGCTTTTTCCTGCCGAAAAGCTAGCGTTCCATCGTCACTGATACCCTCCCACCCTTTCATATAGGCGGCGGTCAGTGCGTTCAGATCGGTGCTGTCACTGTGCAAAAACGCTTGTAGATTTTCGTAAGCACTAGCGGCTCCGACCGAATACCAGACATTTTCATAAATCAGATATTCTAACTGCGCGTTACCATCTTCCCGGCTGTACCCGTTGGAATCTAACCATTGGAACAACCGCGTCCGGCGGTCGGTGACGGCGTTATCCGTCCATTGTCCCAAACCATAACCGGGTGAACCGACAATCGTACCCTGCCACAAACCCGGATTAATGGTTGATTCCTGCCAGAAGTTGCCACAGATGGCGGCAATTACATACTGGCGGATACCGCTTTGTACCTCAACTGGGTATCGGTACAGATACGTCCATGCGCTGTATGGACTCACAAACGTATTAATAGACACCTGTCTTTCCAGTGGGTAGCTGTCTGTGTGCGCTCCCATCGTATACCCGCCGCCGTCTGCGGGGTCATATACCATTTCGGTATGCCCGGAACGCCACAAAATATCGCCTTTTTTCCAAGGCTGGTTTGCGGTTCCTTTTTGGAATCCCGCACCGATCAGATACCCGTCCATGCTCCGAGTGGTAAACCACGGATTGCTTGCCAAAAAACCACCAACGGTACAACAATAACTCATAAGGGATGAACAATCATAGTACGTAATCCCTCCCACGGTCTGCCCCTCACGATACGTTTGGGAATAACCCACGTTTGGATTATTACAAATTTGTATGCAAGTATTATAAGCAAGTGTCAGATCAGCCACGGGTCAGTCCCTCTTTTGCAACGTAACCGGTATAGACGATTCCATTGACAACCGCTTTTACAAGATACCACTCATTTGTATAATACCCGTAGTTTCTAACACTGGTTCCGGTCGGCAACGTTAAAATGACCGTTTTATCCATTCCCGCGCCAACACGCAGATTGTAGCGATCATTGGTATGATACGCTCCTGCAATTTTCCGGTCAAAACTACGCGCGGATTCTGTTTTGATTGAGCTTTCCGTAACGTTCTGTGGTTTGTCGTTTTTTCCCGCATACCGATAATGGACGGTATTCTCATACGGGAGATCATAATAAGACCGAACGCAGATTTCTTTTCCGGTCTGATCGCCCGTCTGCCCATCAATCCCGCCGTTTTCCGACTGGCTTGCGTGGACAATGCGGTTCGCGTCAACCGACATCGTAACATGATGACCAGCCGCAAGGTGGATATCACCGCGCCGCCACGGTTTCTTAGCTTTTACAAAACCAGATCTTTCCAACTGTTCGCCGAGATTTCTTGTGGTACTGTACGGACTGACTGGAAACCCAGCTTGTGCGAGTGCCGTTCCCACGAATGAGGAACAATCATAATCAGGTCCATTCCGGTGTACCTGTGAGTAACCGTGGCGATCATCGGCGGCGATCTGTTCCTCCCATGCAACTGCGTTTTCGATTTTACTCATTCTTTCCACCTCCTAAGTGCTGGCAAAGCGAATTAATCGCGGTTGTATTCGCTTCTACACTTTTCCGTAATTCTTCCATTTCTTCCTTGTGTGCGTCTTTCTCTTTGACAAGATACCAAAACAGCGCGCCGCAAGACACGATTGGAAAACCGAGACTGCCAATTAACTGTGTTACCATCGTCACATCCATTCTTCCACCTCCGTATCATTCCATTTCAACCAGTCCTCAATCTCACTAACTTTATCACACATAATAAAGTTATGAATGAATCGGATTGGCGATTTACTGTTATAAGAGTTGCCATCCATGAAAAAATAATCCCATAAGTAACGGATATGAGATTCATAATTTTCATGTGGGACGAGAATCAACGTGTCTTTCTCATCCCCTCTATAACGTGCCGTATAAGCAAGGTAGGCATTTTCTTTTTTCATCATTCCGACAATCATATTAAAAACAATATTCGCCATCTCTGCTCCTTTCTTCCTGTCCATAAACAAGGAAACCTTTTGACCTGCCAAGGACAGGGCGGTTTACTCAACCGTGGCAACCCCTCTGAAAAAGGTTTCCCCGTATTTTCATGATACCTCTTTTCTGTCCGTCTGTCAAGTACTTTTGTCCGTCATACGCAAACTATTTATAAAGATCAATTCCCAATAACTCAACCGCCATATTCTTGCTGTCTAGATCGTCAAACCGCAAATATGCTTTGCGGTATGCGTCAACTAGATTTTCAAACAAATAATCATAGTGTTCCAACATAACCGTGTTTTGGGTATGATCACCGTCCCGAAATACAGCGACAAAATTACAAGACGGGTTATAGTTGTGCGTAATATAAATGTAACCCTCTTCGTAATACTCATACACCCCATAACTTTTTCCGCTGTGCTCGATCGTAAACAGATACCGCGACCGTCCGGTCGGCTTTTGCACAAACACGGCATCATCAATCAACATCTGATCTCCTACACTCATGCTCTGCATATAGTGTCCGCCGCGGAATGCTTTCAGAGCAGTATTTTCCCACATCGCCTTACTAGCACTGTCATTGTGCGTAAATTCGCACACAAAACCACTTCCATGCATCATTTTGGTTTCTTTCTGATACCGTTTGTGTATACCAAAAAATACAAAATAGGGATTAAGTAAAGAAATATTATTGGATGCCATCACCAGTTTAAACCATCGGGACTGACTTCCGTTTCCGCGGCTAATCGTCAATAGCAACGATTGCAGTTTTTCAGATTCCCCTTTTACGTATTGTCCGCTTTCCATGGAAAACTCGTCAAAAAACAAAAAGTAGATATCCCGAAAATACGGAGACAATTTTTTTACACTGTCCATCTTACTTCCAAAACTAAACGCGCATCCGAATGGCACGCCGTCCAGAAAATACCGCACGACATTTCCATTCTTATCCAGATTTTTATAGGTAATCACACTTCCTAATTTAGGATACATTCTTAGCATATCTTCGTACATCGCCGCCGCTCCCGTCATTTCCCCTTTCGTCCGGAAAATCCATCCGGTCTGCAATCCGTACTCTTTGCACAAGATACAGCTTGCCGCGGCGAACGCACTTGTCTTTCCGGCGCTACGGTTGGAACACGTAATTGCCACTCCAGCGAATTCCCCGTCCACGTCCGGCTCGGTAAACAACCGGATCGGGTTATAATACTGGATCGGCTTACCATCATCCGATACCGCTTCAAATTTCACATCATAATCTTCAAAAAGTTTTTCCCATTTGATATCGTTCCAAAAAATCATTGTTTCACGTGAAACATTTTGTTTCACTTCCTCCTTTCTAGCATTTCCACAACCCGCGCACCGCGTCCCGCATAATCTATGTTAACCGCCAGTTCCCCGCCAGCAAAACCGCAGACAATCTCACGGTTATCGCACGATGATCGCACGTTTTGACTGCGGATGGACGGCGGGGAAAGGCAGAGATTCGCTGGGTATAAAAAAGAGCTACGCTGGAAAAACGTAGCTCTTTTACACGTATGGAGTTTTTTTATCGCACACAAGATATAAACTATAAGCTATAAACTATAAACTATTCACCGATTACCAGTCGGAGCGCGTATCCAGACCATGGTAATTAAGCAAACGGATTAAATTTTTCCGTATCGCCGAATTTGTGCACGTTTACCGCAGAAAGGTAAGCTGTGAATCCCTTGTCGCGGCGGAACTTGCTTTCTCCGATGGAAATGAACAGGTCAACGACAGCTCCCTTTCCCAGTTCGTCAACACTGGAAACGGTGTCGCTCTCTACGCCGTCCTCGTAAAAGTCAACGCGGTAATTGGTCTGTGCTTTCACGTACAAATCAGCTTCGGTTGTTTCCTTTGCAGGAATCCATTTCGCTTCTGCGGCGGCATCTTCCCCAAACTCCTCGATGATTTTTTCAAAAATGGCTTTCTGCTGATCGGCAGAGATAGACGCGGAAAGAACACTTTTTCCGTCTTCCTCTTTTGCGTACTTAACAGTTACGTTGTTTAATTTCATTTTAGCTTTGCTCATGATTTCGTTCTCCTTTTTGATTTAATTTGTTATGCAGAACCGCGGCGCGTTGCTTTGATCGGTTACGTCTTATCTGGACTATTCCAGACCGCGGGTTGTGCGTTGATTAATCGTCCAGTCTCTTTGCTTCGGCAAAGAACTGTTCGTCCGGCATCTCGTAGCGGGCGGATACGGTATCGGTTAGTACACAGATGAAATCCTCCGGAAAACCAGCGGCGGCAACAGCGGCGGTTTTTGCTTTCTGCGATTTCAGTTCTTCTGTACTCTCAAAAGAGCCGATCACCTGTTTTGTGTTTCTGTCAATGACAGAATAGATAAATGTTTCGATTTTTGTTCTAACCATTTTTTTCTCCTTTCGTTATGTAGCTATTTGTTCTTACAAGTATTATAATAGCACTGCCTACCAAAAAAGTCAATAGTTAAAATAAGAAAATAAAGAAAATATCCAAAAATAAAAGCAGGATGGAAAGGTCGAGTTCTTCCTCATGTAACGCCCAGATCGTTGATAATACTAAAAACATAAAAAACACAAAATATCTCATATCGTCTCCTATTCCGGTAACACTCCGTCTTGAGAGTTTACCAATACTTCATAGTATTCATTTGATACACCTAAGGTATAAGTGGTATCAAGGATTCCTATATTACTTGCAGTTAATATTTCTTCCCCGTTGACTTTGATGTAATGGGGTTTCGAGTTGTTAAAGCAACTGATTGTCCGTCCGACATTTTCCATCCGGCGGCAGAGACGGAAATTATTACAGCACTTTAAGTTTTCCGCTCCAAGTTTCTTATTCATGCCAGCGACCGTAGACGTAAAACGCACGGGGTCTTTGCCAGATTGCGCCGCTTTTTCGTCCCATTCAACGCCGCAGTATTTTTTCGCGCCAAGGGTTTTAAATTGGATATACAGATCATCCATATCCCATACGCCGAGAATGTAGCGTTTTTCGCCGACATCGCAAAACGCGGGAATGTCGTTTTCAATCGCACGTTTGGAAAGTAATTTGTTTTTCGCTTCAAATTCTGGAATGTGGACGTCCGGATGTAAAAACTTGATACTATCGGTGTCGCAGTATACTACATCCATACCAACCACGTCCAGCATATCTTGTAACTGCTTTCTTGCGTGGGCGGTAACATAGATTCCCCATTGATAGTGCAGAAAGCTATTCTTGCTTTCATAATACGTGTTCAGTGCTTTTTCCGCGTCCGCTTTTTCCCTTGACCATTCCCCTGTGGTTTGATTCATTACCCATTCGTCCTGTAAGAGATCGGTAACGCACATTCCAAACGTGCTATTCAATTTATTCTTAGATTTCATATACTCATAGACTTTATCGGGGTTTCCTTTTAAGCGGCTTTTTGCGATAAAAAACGCCATCATGGTATTACGCATACTGTCCGGTAACTTTCCTCGCGCGGCTACGTAGCACTCCGACACGGTAAAAAAGTCGTATTCATACTGGTTTCTTATGATTTCCAAGTCAATCTCTGTCATGGCGATCTCGCAACAATCTATAGAGAGTACTCGTCCATTATCAATCACACACTCTTTTCCGTGCTTCTGACACTTTGAAAGAGGGATGTATGGAACCGGAATGTTTTCTTTGATATGCAAATTATCAAATTGTACCCGCATGATTACGCAACGACTATCGCATAGATTGTCAAATTGGGATTGTGCTGTTATTTTGACCTCGGTAAACGCTGACATGGGATAATAACCCATTGCAATCTGTGCGGGGTAGCTACTCGAGATATCCATACTTCCCATAACGATCGCATTTTCACCTTTTTTCGCCGTAATCGTGTGACCAGCATGGACGCGGTTTGCGTGAGTATTACCGCCACGGAAAGCATCTTTACAGAGTCGGTATTGCGACAAGTTTAATGCCAAATCGTGAAAGATTTCAGGATAATAGCCTTTATCCGCTTGCATGGCGCGGCGGAACTCGCGGCGCACGTAGCCAGTTGAGGTAAGAGGAATTTCCGCGAGGTTGTCCTCTTTACGCAATGCACGGATGCACTCACACAGACCGCGGACATCGTTGTAGCAGTATCCCTGTTCAGTTTCCGTAAGTGGTGTAGTTGGTGTACGTAGTTTTTTGTAATCATACGTATCAACCAGTTTATAATGGATTACACCCTCACTGTTTTCACAAAATTTTGAAAGTGACATATTGCTTAAAAAATAGGAACATCGGAACTCTATCCCGTAACGATGAGAAAAGCATTTCATTACTTTATGCGCGTCACGGGCAAATATTTCGTCAAATTCGACAAAATCCTTCATAAATTGAAACTCATATGAAAGATTATGGACGTAAACTACTGCACGTTTTTTATCCGATGTTTTCAAGTATAAATGCAGTTTTTCACAGAATGAAAGAAACTCGTTCCATGTGCGTCCAAAACACACGGTATCTTTTATGCAGAATTGCCATTGATACAGAAAGGCGGTTCCTTTTACTACTTTTTCGCCCGTTTTATTATAGCGTTCATAGTCCAATTTTTCCAACGTGGTTGTTTCAATGTCAAACGCCATTTCCACATCGTAATAAGTAATCGGATTTTTCTTTCTGCCGCGTTTGCGGCACTCTCGCAAGGTCTGGAAATCGGAAAATGGAAAATCATCTACGGTGTAAATTGTTTCACGTAAAACATCTTCATTTCCGTTTACATAAATTGGAACTAATAATTGATTCATAATACTATCCTTTTCTACTTTAATTTCAGACGATCTTTCGAAAACAACTCTTCTTTTGTTACGTACCCGTCTATGAACTGTTGATAATCATGCATTATATCATCATAATCAAGATCATTTTCCTTTATTTTTGACATAAAATCATCTATGATATCCTCTGACACAAATTCTCTTCTCAAATTTTTCTGATAAAGATGTGATGAGAAAAACTTAAAAAGATCTTTATAATTACTTTCAGTGACTTTCTCAGTCAATTTACCGGACGTATCAAATCTGCGTTGTAATTCCGCAATTCTATAACCCTCCAATGTTGTCTCCGGTGCGTTCAAAAACGCAACCATGATATCCCATTCCTGCCGGAGAGATGCTTCCGACCGTTTTACGCCTTTCAAAAAACGGTTTTTTTCACGCCCTTGCGAAGCAAAAAATTCTTTTACGCGTCCATACTCCCATTGGTCACGCGCGTGAATTTTTTCCAGTTTGGCAAGGCGGCTATTTGCCGCCTGCGCAACGCGTGGAAGTTCGCGTTTGATCTGGTCGAGTGAGAGATCGAGTTCCTGATAGATGCTATAGTCCTTTGACTGCGGCATTATTCACACCCCCTTATAAAAAGTTTTAATTTACCGGACTCAATTTCGAAACCTAAAACTTCCTCAGACATGAAGTTTTCTTTTCTTTCACTGTAGACTTTTGCGTAATCCATGGCAAATTCCCTTACTAATACGTGATATTCTTCATTAAAAATGGTAACAGTAGCATAAATTTCGACTTCTACGCAACGCATACCACGATACATTTTTACAAAATCTTTTACTCTCATGATGAGATCTCCTTAATAATAACACTCTTCTTCGGAGCCTACTTTTGAATACAATGGACACATGGTACAATTATCATTCGCATCACAAACAGCACTGTGAGAAACTTCGATATAATAGGCTTTCAACGCGTAACGTGTTGAAAGATTGTTATGCAAGTTTACAGTAAATCCTTTACCAAAATTACCTTTATATGGCACTGGTTTACAGAATGAATTCTTTTTAACGTAGCCATTTGTAAGAGACGCATGGTCATACACGTAAATATGGATATTCCCGTCAATATCTTCCTGTTTTACATATAAAGGTATATCATCCATTTTCGCTGGTACGGTATACAGTTTCTCTAAAGCTAAAGTTTTCATAGCAAATTTCCTTTCTGCCCGTTACGCCGATAGCACAGCAGATATATTAATCAAAACTATAAAGCGGTGCTTCCTTATACACCTCTCTGTATAAGTCATCAAAAGCAACCCATCTAGTCAATGCTTTCTGTGCTTGCATGCTAGATTGTCCATAATAGTTTTCCATTATTTTAAGCATATCCCACGATTCATTGCATCTTTCATTTAATACGGTTTTAATTTCTTCTACGGTCATTTTTAGTCCTCCATTTTCTACTTTTATCTGTAAGACAAACAGTGCTGTGTCTTCTCGCTCGTTGATTCTTCCGCTTAACAGCTTCTTATCTATGGATAATGTGTTGAATGGTCTTCAACCTGTTCTTCAATAATTCCGAACACTGTGCATCATTGCCATGCTGTTCCTGCTTTCTTCAACTGTTTTACCGGATCATGTTTATTCTTCATACACTCTGTCTGGCATCCTACCAGCCTAACTACCATGTTACTTGTGTATAGCCCTATCGCTACATCCGGACTTTCCTGCTTTCTGTTTGTCTAATAGTATGATACCACACAACAGCAAATATTTCAACTGTTTTTTCTAGAAATTTTTCTAGCATACTATTTCATTCTTACATATAAACAACGGGCGATCACAAACGTTACACATATAATCAACCACATGGCAGCCGCGGGCAACCGCGGAGCGGTGACCCCGCAAGGGCAGGCGCGGACGGGAGCGAAGCGAATGGACGCGCCGTGTCCGTCACTCGGAGGGCAACCGCCTCCGGCAGCCATCTACCGACAACCGCCCGATCACTCACGATTACTAACTTTACACATATAAATAACAGGCAGTCCGCGGAGCGGACGACACCGGGCGATCACAAACGTTACACATATAATCAACCGCGGAGCGGTGACCCCGCAAGGGCAGGCGCGGACGGCAATCACTAACGTTACACAGATGTCCAACTGGCAGTCCGCAGAGCGGACGACACCGAACGGGCAGGCGCGGACGGGAGCGAAGCGAATGGACGCGCCGTGTCCGTCACTCGCGGACATGGAATGTCCGCCACCCGCGGACACTTTAGCAGACTAAAGTGAGTTACCGTTTCGGAAGTGTCCGCGACCCGCGGACAAACGGTCGGTTTCGTCCACTTTTCGGGTGAAATGAGTTAATAAAACGGAAGAATTGTGTGTGAATCGGGAGGAAAACGTGAATAATTGTGGAATTGTATAGACAATTAGACGGGACTAACACTTTAGTCGGGTAAAGCGTATTTGTCAAGTTGTAAAAATGCATAAAAATTTCGGGTTTATGTGTTGTAATAAGTATTAAAAAGTGAACAAATGCAATGAAATAGTTTGCAAAAGCGGTGTCTTTCTCACGAGGACACCGCTTTTATTGTGCAATGTGCTGTCCGCCGTACGCGGACAAAATTGGGAAAATGTCCGCGTGGGACGGACTGTATATATGTTTTTGATTGCGACTTTTAGGTTTATC